GGCGTTGTCGGCATCGGTGCGCGGCAGGCAGAGCCGCAGCGTGAACTCCGCCCGGCAGCGCTGTGTCACGCGGCCCAGCAGGTTTTCCCGCCGGTCCAGCACCGTAATGCCCCGGCACCACAGCCCCGCCGTGTACGGCGCGGGGCCAACGTCCCCCACCGTCAAAGAAAGCCCCTGCAGGGCAGGGGCCCGGGCCAGAAAGGCCGTCATTTTTGTAAGCATGGTTTGCCTCCTTCTCTAAAGCCTTCCCCGAGGGGCTGCGCTCGCAAGCGCGTGTCGGAGCGCAACCGCCGAAGGCGGCTTTTAGCGCGTAGACTGAAGGTGGCGCCGCAGCGCCGGATGAGGGCAGACTTCGCGCGGCCCTCCCTTTCATCGTTCGGCCACGCAAGCTCGCCCCTCATCAGCCGCCTGCGGGCGGCAGCTTCTCCCCCGGGGGAGAAGCCAAAAAAATTCTCACCTTGTCAGGCTCCTCACGCCCGTTCCGCTTCCGTTCCACCAGGCACCGGCCTCGACATGGTGCGGTTTACCGCGCAGCCGCATCGGCAGCACGTACTGCACCAGCGCCGCACCCTCCACCGCCGCGGGCACAAAGCCCGGCCAGTCGGCCCAGGTCAGTGCCGGGCCCTCGCCGGGGAACAGCCTGTCCCCCGGTGCCAGCGTATAGTCCGCGCCGTACCGGGCCGTCGTCTCTGGGATGACCACCAGCAGCGCCGCGCCCCGGCGTGTGCCGCCTGCATCGGGCAGTTCCCGGCGGCCCTGCTGCCAACAGACGCCCCGCAGTACGGTGCGCACCACGGTCTGCGCCGCTGCGTCGGCGTGGTAGAGCGTCACGGTATCGCGGTACAGTTTATTCATGGAGCAGCCACCGCCCGATCCGCAGATAGTAGCCCGCCTCGTGGCGGAAATGCGCCGCCCGGTCTGCCAGCGTGCGGGAGCACAGCTCGGGCGGCGCGGTGTAGGTCTCGCTCACGCTGCCGACGCTCACCTTCGCAATGCCCCGGGCTTCGTCCTCCTGCGCGAACTCGTACATTGCGTCGGCCACAGCGCAGAGCGCCATGCTCTCGGCCAGCTCCGGGTCCAGCCCCTGGCGCGGTGCCACGGCGTACATCTCCCGCATACGGCGCAGCTCGTCCCCGGCGCGTCTGATGAAGCGGGGGAACTCCTTCTCCGGGATGTCCTCGCCCAGGTAATCCTCTACGTAAAAGGTATAATCCGGCACGCGCACGCCCCCTTACGCCTTGAACTTTGCCAGCACGACCTTAGCCTCATTGGACAGCACAGCGACGTAAAATTCGTCCGCCGTGATTTCGGTGGTGCGGGTCTTGGGCTTGCGCTCGGTCTCAATGTTGACCTCGCGCTTGCGGTAGATGGTCAGCGCCGGGATCTCGTCGTCGACCTCGGGGTCGGTCTCCAGCTTGACGATGGGGCAGGCGTAGACGCCTTCGGCCAGCGGGACCTTCTTGCTGGGCACAAGGCGGCAGCCCGCGATCATGCCGATCTCGCCGGTCAGGCTGACTCCGGGCGTGTACTTGTCGGCGCTCAGGAAGTCGGGGTTCTTGCGCAGCTGGGTGACCTGCTTCGGGTGGATGAACAGCACCTTGTCGGAGCAGCCCATCTCCTCCTCAAACAGGTCAACCGCATCGACGATGGCGTTGTAGCTGATCTGGGCCTGGCTGCCGTCGTAGATCAGGCTTGCGGTCTGCAAAGCGTCCATGCAGTCATTGTCGACCTTGGCGGCAATGGCCTGCGCCAGCTGGGTATTGGCCTCGCCCACCGGGTTGCCGTAGCCGGACAGCACGGCCTCGTCGGTCAGGCCGATGCCCTTCATGGCCTTTTTGATGGTGGCCTTGCGGGTGGAGGTCGTCATCTTCTCAATAGCGACCTCGCCGCCCTCGGCCACGTCGGAGGCGTCGCCGATGTAGGTGTAGGCGGGCACGGTGATGGTATCGCCGGGCACACCCTGCAGCGTATCGTCAATTTTGGCAAACGGTGCCACGCGCAGCTTCTTCGGGATTCGCGCGGACACCATATCCCCCATAACCTCAGGGTCGATCAGTTCGGACAGCTTCGTGATGAAATCAGACATATAGTTTCTCCTTTTTTGTGTTTTTACTTTTGTACGGTAGGGGCCGCATGCCCGGCCCGCCGGTTTCCGTTGGTTGCCCCTTTCACGGTTTGCTTTGTAGGGAGGGGTCTTGACCCCTCCGCGGCGGCCAGAGGGCTGGCCGCCCTACAAGCGTCCGTGTACGTAATTTGCAGGGGAGGGCTTCCTCCCTCCCGCGGGGCGTCGAGGACGCCGCCCCCTACAAGCCTCCCTTGTCAAAGGGAGGTGCCGAGCGTAAGCGAGGCGGAGGGATTCCTCCCGCCGCCCCTCACTTCCTCAACTCTTTATAAACCTCCGGGTTCTCCTTCTTCAGCGCCAGTCTCTCCCGGTACCCCATCCGCGCAAAGGCGTCGCGGTCCAGCGCTACCGGCACGCTGCCGGTCCCCGCGGCATAGGGCGCGGGGGTCTGCATCGGCTTGTTCTGCTCGTTCTCCATTGTATTTCACCTCACTTTCTGCAGCATCGTAGGGCGGGGTGACCTCACCCCCGCCGCACTGCACGGCAGGCTCATTGCGCCCGCCCTGCATCGCCCATAAACCGGCGGCGAATCTCTGCCAGCTCCGCCTCGGTCTCATGCGGCAAATCAAAATACCACGCCAGCGCCAGCTCAGGGCGCAGAAGTCCCGCGTCCACCAGCTCACGCTGCTCGGCCCAGATACGCGCACGGTCATACAAAACACCGTCGCCCCAGTCGATAGCCGGGGCTGCGGTCTGCGGCAGACCGTCCAGCCCGTACACCGCGCCCAGCGCACTGCACAGCGCCATGGCCTGCTGCACCGTATCCGTCCACGCGCTCTGCAGGTCGCGGATCGTCAGGTCGTAGTCCACCGACGTTGCGGCGATCTCCGTCGCCGTGCGCGGCTCGGCGGGGGTCTCGACCTCGCTCAGAATGCCGCGGCGCAGGCCCAGCAGGCTCTCACACCCGCGCAGAAGATCCTGCTTGCGGGCCAGATAGCTGCCCTCCCGCAATGTCGGGCTGTAGACCGTCACGCCGACGTTGGCCGGGTCGTCCGGCAGGCCGACAAACAGATCGTCCTGCAGCGCACGGCGGCCCTGGGCATCGGGGCGCAGCAGGTCCTCCGACGCAAAAACGCGGGACGCGCCGTTCGCAAATTCGGCGTTCAGCTGCTCCTCGCAGCGGGCCAGTGCGTGCAGCAGCCCCGCCGCCGGGGCATAGATGCTGACCGCGTCGGTGCTGCCGTCCACACAGTTCATCAGCGGCGTTTTCAGCACGGCCAGCCCGACGCCCTGCACCCCCGGCAGCACAAGCTGCGGGACCAGCTCCGCACAAGCGGGCAGCGTGGCCAGCGGCACACAGCGGCCCAATGTCTGGCCGTTCAGCTCAAACAGCCGCGTTTCGATGGTCAGGCCGTCCGCGCCCGCGGTGCGGCGCTCCAAAAGGGCGTACTGCCGCCCATCGACGCTGTGCCGCTCCATCGTGCCGACGGCCAGAAGGCTGCCGTGGGCGTCGCGGGCCAGCGGCACGTAACAGTCGCGCCGGATGGCCGCAAAGTCGAACGCCCCGTCCCGCGGCACCGGTTTCAGCAGACACTCTCCGCCCACCAGCGCGTACTGCATCGCGGTCTTGGCCGCCGCGTTCAGCGCCGACAGGCTGCGGCGCAGCGGGTCCGGTGCCTCGGGCGGCAGGCGGGTCTCGTACTCGGCAAAGACCGTGCGGCAGAGCTTGCCGACGATCAGCGCCGCCACACGGGGCGCGGAATCCTCGCCCGCGCGCGGCACGCCGTAGTACAGATCAAACCATTCCCGCACCGCCGCCCGCATTTTGACAGATGTAACGTCACTTTTCCCAAATGCCTGTTCCAAATAGGATTGCAAATCATCCTCTCCTTTCTTCATTGCCACGCGGTAGGGGCCGGGCATGCCCGGCCCGCGGCCTTCCCGCAGACTTCCGTTTTCGCCAGGCTGCGAGCCGCACATGTGCGGCCCCTACATGCGCAACACATTTTAGCTTCCTCTCCTTCTCCACACCCCCTCCACCGCGTACCGCACCGCGTCAATGTGGTGGTTGTTCACGTCGGGGTAGCCCGGCAGCACCTCGCCCGTCCGCGGGTCGCGCTCGTACTCGTACTCACTGAACTCCGCCGCCGTGGCCGGGCAGCGCACCGGGTCAATGATGATCGCCGCCAGCCCCTGCAGCCACTTCATGCTCTCACGCACGCTGCCGGGGCCCTTCTGGGCTGCGCGGCAGGGCAGCCCGGCGGCGCGGTAGTCGGCGCAGGATTTCGGCTCGGCGGCATCCGCCGTCAGCGGGCCGTCCGTGCCTGCGCCGCGCGCCAGCAAAAGCTCTGCCGTCTCGCGGTTCGGCGTACGGTTGCGCGTCAGCTCGTCAAAAATCACCAGCACCCGCCGCGCCGCATCGTAAGCCGCGGCGTTGTAGGCCCAGGGGTCTGGATACCAGCCCCAGTCCACGCCGTAGTAGACGCGGTCATACCGTTCCAGCTCGTCGTCCGGCACGGCCCGCAGCTGCAAATTGGCAAACACCGCCGCGCCGCTGCCCACGACCTCGCCGCCGTACTCATGGCGGAACGCCGCCGGGTTCGTCCGCTGCAGGTGCTCGGCGTCGGCCCAGAACCGCTCGCCCAGCATAGCCCGCGGCAGATCGCGGTAGGTCGAATGGTGCACCAGCTTGCCGGGGCGGGTCTCCAGCGCGTAGCGGTTGGCCCAGCTGCGGGCCATGGCCGGCGGGTTGAAGCTCTTTAACGTCAGCGTCCAGCTGCCGCCGCGCAGCACGGTCTGCTCGACGTTGCGCACCTCCTCGGGGCCGTCGAACTGGTCAAGCTCCTCAAACCAACAAATGCCCACAGCGCCGAACGGCAGCTTTAAGCTCTTGAGCTTGCCCGGGTCGTCCGTCCCGAAGAATAAGATCTTCTGCCCGGTGGGCAGATAGGTGCACTCCATCGGGCTGACCGTGCAGCGGAAATAACCCGCGCACCCCAGCTCCCCGATGGCCCATACGATCTGGTTGTACACGCTGTTGCGCAGCGTGCCGCCGACCTTGCGCAGCACCACGGCGTGGCAGTCCGGGTGGCGCAGCAGCTGCCAGACCAGCTCCATCGAAAGATAACTCGACTTACCGGACCCGCGCCCGCCCTTGGCCACGACCTCGGTCACCTCGCCGCGCCGTATCGCCTGATGCACGGGCCAGAACACGCCGGGTATCTTCTCCTTCAGCCGCACTTCCACCTTGGCGCCTCTCTCCTCTCTCTTCTCTCCTAACTTTCACTGTCCACAATGACCACCCCCTCTGTTTTCGCCCCGTCGCCCAAGCCCAGATGCTTGTACAGCATTTCCAGCGCGCGCAGCTTGTCGGCCACCTTGACCGGCAGACCGCCCTCCTCGCCGGGGACGGCAAAGGCGATCTCGGCCAGCTCGTCCAGCACATGGTCCGCGTCGATCTCACACAACGGCATCCCTCCTTTTCCCGAATGGGTATAAAAAAACCCGCGGGAGGAATCACTTCCTCTCACGAGTTTCGATGGTATCATATTACCACTGTTGGTTGTGAAATACAATGAAATTTTGCGAAATCTTCGGGAAATTTACTGAAATCTTTTTCACGCCCGCTTCGGCACGGCCATCCCCTCCACAGCCGTCCGGTGCAGCTGGTACGCCCGGCGCTGAACTACCCCCATCGCCTCCGCGATTTCCGAAAAATTCTGCCCCATCACATAGCGGCGGCGCAGCACCTCCTGCCCCGGCCTATCCCGCACCGTCATGATGCCGCACATAATCTCCGCGCGCGTTTCCATGCAGCTTTCCAGCTGCCGCTCCAGCCTTTTCTGCGCTTCTTCGATACGTTCTACGGCCCGCGGCAGCCTGTCCGCGTTAGGGCCGCTGCGCCCGGGCATGCCGCTCATGCAGGCCGTCACCCGCTCGGCGTCGCTGCGCAGCACCTCGATTTCTTCTTCCAGCATGTGCTGGCAGCTGACAGACGCCTGATAGCGACCCAGCCACTCCACTTTTTCCTTATAGTCCATCGCTGTCCTCCTTATATGTTGCCGCTCCTGTCAGGTATTGTTGGTTACTCTCATCTTAATGCAACAACATATAGTTGTCAATATATTTTTGCAAATTCCCGCCTGGCAATCCCAAAAACCGGACTTCCGCTTCTTTTTCCGCTTTCCCGCTTGACACCCGCCGCCCCTCCATGCTACGATGACGATACTATAAAGAAAAGGAGTGTTCCGCCATGAAGCATCCAAAGGGCATCTGGCTCCGCAGGGGTCTGCTCCCCTATTACCTCACGGGTCATCGGCTTGCGCTGGCTCTCCTGCTCAGAGACAAGCCCAGCACTGCCGCGCAGCTTGCGGCGGCGCTCACCGAAAAGGGCTATCGCACCGACCCGCAGACGCTCGAAAAATCGCTGGCCCGCCTGACGCGGCTCGGCATCGTCTCGGTCTCCGACAACGTCTACCGCTGCACCTGCGAGAAGCTCGACACCGCCCGCTATTCGGAGTCCCAGCTCCTCGACCTGGTCGGCATGACCCAGAGCACCGTAAACGGCACTGCCTTTTACACCACCACCCCGCCCCCAAGCGTCAGTTCCCGCGGCCCCAGCGGCTCCTGACCCGTTTATAAGGAGAGGCTCCCTTCATGAAACGTCTTTCCCGCCTTGCCGCCTGCCTGCTGGTGCTGACCCTGACCGCCTGCACCGCCGCCGAAACTGCCGTTCCGGCGGCCACAGCCCCACCGACTGCGGCACCCTCGCCCACCGCGGCCCCCACGGCAGCGCCGCAGGCCACCCCGCTCCCCTACGACGACCTGTCCTACGTGCCGGAGTTTGGCTTTCAGCAAAAGCAAACCTACCAGCCGGGCGAATACAACCGCCTCTATCTCGACACCTACTCCTTCAATGACCGCACCGTCCTTGTGGGGGCCGAGGACGAAACCGCCGCCCTGCTGGAAGCGGGCAGGGACCCCGGCCTCGGCGTGCGTTCCCTGCAGGCGCGCGGCATCACGGGGCAGGGTGTAAAGATCGCCATCATTGACCAGTCTCTGCTGACCGACCACCCCGAAATCTCAGGCGCTATCGCCGCTTACTGTGAGACGGGCATCGACAGCGGCCTCAACGAGGGCACGCTGCACGGTCCCGCCGTGGCAAGCATTCTGGCGGGGCAGACCGTTGGCGTCGCGCCGGGCGTGCAGGTCTATTATATGGCCACGCCCGGTGCAGCCGACAGCCGCCCCCACGCCGACGCCCTGCGGCACATCCTGGAGATCAACGAGACCCTGCCGGAGGGAGAAAAGATCCGCGCCGTGTCAGTCTCCGCCGCCCCCGGGGACAGGGATCTGTTTGAAAACGCCGACCTCTGGCGCGACGCGCTCGCCGAGGCCGAGGCGGCGGGCCTTCTGGTGCTGACCGCGCAGGGTGCCGCTGCGGGTTCCGCGCGTCTCACCTTGAGCACCTCCACCTTTGACCTCACCCGGCGGGACAGCCCTGCCGCCTGCAAAACCGGCCTGCCCAATGACTCCGGTATGCTGGCCGCCCGGAAAAGTCCCTTCTGCCTGGGCCTGCCCTGCGCCTACCGCACCGTAGCCGAGGAATACGTCCCCGGCCAATGCGGCTACCGCTATGATGCGGTGGGCGGTTTGAGCTGGGGCATTCCCTACTGCGTCGGCGTCATGGCGCTGGGCTGGCAGGTCGCGCCTGCCCTGACAAACGAGGAAATGCTGCAAACCCTGCTGGACACCGCCGCCCCCAACGCCGACGGCCTGCGCATCATCGACCCGGTACATTTTATAGAAACGCTGGAGCGCGAATACGCCTCCTGAAACCACAAAGCCCGCCCCGGTCTGACCCGGGACGGGCTTTGCGTATTGCTCAAACTGTCGAAAAACTCTTGTAGGGGCGAGCATTGCTCGCCCGCCAGCTTACACCGCCGCCTGTTTCCGGGGCGTTTGCGTCAGCGGTCCACTTTCCCGGAGGGGTCAAGACCCCTCCCTACGTTCTGCCATACACGGGTGCCTTGTAGGGAGCGGTCTTGACCGCTCCGTGCCCGTTTGCGTCAGCGGAAGCCCCCCGTGTCGTCGGGGACTCCCGCGCCTTCAGCACAACGGTGCCACCAGCCGCAGCACCGCGCTGTACAGCGTGCCAAAAAATCCGGTCCGGCAGTCCGCCAGCGTCACCGCGGCACTTTCCTTTTCGATCTCCGCCAGATCGCGCCGCACATCGTCCAGCACCGCGCCGCCGTAAATCAGCACGCTGTTCTCAAAATGCAGGTACAGGCTGCGGTAATCCAGATTCACCGTGCCCACCGCGGCAATGCGGTCATCCACCAGCCAGGTCTTGGCGTGCAGAAAGCCCGGCGTGTAGCTGTAAATTTTAACGCCTGCCCGCAGCAAATGCGGGAAATAGCTCCGCGTCAGCTGGTAGATCGTCGGCTTGTCCGGTACGCCGGGCGTGTAGATGCGCACATCGACGCCGCGCTTGGCCGCCAGCCGCAGGCAGGACAGCAGGTCGTTGTCCAGAATCAGGTACGGCGTGCAGATGTACAGCCGCTTCTGCGCCTGGTTGATAAGCTCCAGATACACGTTCTTCGCCACGGCCTCGCGGTCCACCGGGGTGTCGGCAAAGGGCTGCACCAGACAGTCCGTTTCCACCGGCACGGCGGCGGGCAGGTCGCAGCCCGCGTCCAGATCCTCGTCGGGGTATTTTGCCTTCCAGAACGTCAAAAAGATGTTTGCCAGGCTCGCTGCGCCGGGGCCATCCAGCCGGACGCCGCTGTCCTTCCAGTAGCCGAACCGCACGATTTTATTGATATACTCGTCCGCCAGATTCACACCGCCCGTAAAGGCGATCTGTCCGTCGATGACCATGATCTTGCGGTGGTCGCGGTTGTTCATGACCAGGTTCAGCACCGGCACGCAGCGGTTGAAGCTGAACGCCCGGATGCCGTCGGCCCGCATCATCTCGGCGTAGTTGTGGGGCAGCAGGCTCAGGCAGCCCGCGTCGTCGTAGATGACCCGCACGTCCAGCCCTGCCGCGGCCTTCCGGCGCAAAATCTCGTGGATCTGCCCCCACATCTCGCCCATGCCGATGATAAAGCTCTCCACATAAATGCTGTGCTGTGCCCCCTGCAATGCGGGCAGCATATCGGCAAACATGCTCTGCCCGTCCGGGTAATATTTCGCCGCCGTGCCGCCGCAGACCGGCATCGGGCCGTAGTCGTGCAGATAGCGGGCCGTCAGCGCGGCGCGG